TTCAGAGACAATCTTGAATCAGCTACACTATCTCTCCGTAAGTTTGAAGATGGCTTGAAACAAATGAGAACTTTACTTGTTAATGAAAATATATACGCAAGGGCTGTTTAATGCCTGATAGGTGGCAAACACATTCGTTTGAGTTTAAGGGTGGTTTGATAACCAACCTATCTCCGTATCAACAGGGATTTCAAGCTCCCGGATCAGCACGAATACTTCGTAACTTTGAACCATCAATATTTGGTGGATACACTCGAATAGAAGGATTTGAAAAGTTCGATACAAATGCCCTAAGTAACACAGGTGTTATCAGGGGTATACATCGTTATGGTGGGAATGTTTATGCTGTAAGAGGTGATGATCTGTTTAGGTCAACGGGATCAGGATGGACACAAATAAGTGACAATGCAACTTATAGCAGTGCAGGCGTCACAATAGGTGGATCAGGCAAGGTACGTTTTCTCAAGTACGACTTTGATGGCACAGAGAAACTTATGCTTGTGGATAATACGGGCAAGCCTTACAGATTTGACGGTACTACATTTGAACAACTATCTTCTTTACCTGCCGACACATCAGGTTCTAGTTTTGTAACTAATTTCAAGAACCACATCTTTCTCGGAAACGGTAAAAGTCTTGTTTTTTCTGCTCCTTATGACGATACGGACTTTACAAGTGCGAGTGGTGGTGGTATAATAAACGTAGCTGATACAATAACTGGATTAATTGTTTTCCGTGAAAGACTTATCGTATTTAGTGAAAGTAGTATAAACGTTCTTAATGGCAACAGTGTAGGCGACTTTCAACTACAACCAGTATCAAGAGACTTAGGATGTGTTGCTGAAGATACTATTCAAGAGATAGGTGGTGACGTTATATTCTTAGGTCCTGATGGACTCAGACTTTTCTCTGCTACAGATAAGATAGGTGACTTTAGTCTTGCGGCCGTATCAAAAACAATACAAGTCGAGATACTTGATTTAATAAGCAGTAGTCCAAATGGTTTCTCAAGCACAGTTATTCGAGAAAAAAGTCAGTACAGAATATTTGGATATAACTCAACATACACCAACGATGCAGCAAAAGGGATTGGTGCAACTCAACTAGAAACTGGCATAGCATTCAACGATACACGTGGCATAAATGCTTTTGTAACTTACAGTGAGTATGATGGTTTCGCAGAAAGAATTTACTTCGGTAACGCAGATGGATTCATATATCAAATGGAACAAGGAAACACGTTCGCAGGCACAGACATACCTGCTACGTTTGCCACTCCGTTTATCCCATTGGGCGATCCGACTGTACGAAAGACAATATACAAGGGTGTAACATATTTAGATGTAAATGGTGATTTTGATCTTGAGTATTCACTCAAGTTTGATTTTGACCAACCCGACAGTATTCAACCTGATTCGATACTATCAAGTGATGCAGCGGCATCGATAACATACGGTTCAGGTATTTATGGAACATCTTTGTTTGGGGTAAAACAAAAAGCTACATATGAAGTACAAACAATAGGTTCAGGATTTACAGTGTCGATATTATACGAAACAACAGGTGCAAACACAGACGCTGTTTTTACAATAGATGCTGCTACATTGCAGTATTCTACTAACGCTAGGAGATAAAAATGGGTACAGGTTACACACGTAATGATACCAGTAACAACATTGCAGACGGTAACGTAATTAATGCGTCAGATCTTGACGGCGAGTTTGATGCGGTACAGGCAGCGTTTAACGGTACAACAGGACACTCACACGATGGAACAAGTGGTGAAGGACCACAGATTGCTGCAGGAGGTATAGCAAATAATGCTGTAGCTTTAGGAACAAAAACAACAGGTAACTACGTAGCAACAATCACTGCAGGAACAGGCATATCAGGCTCATCTTCTAGTGAAGGTGGCACACCTACAATTGCTCTAGCCACAGCAGGTGCAGGTTCAGGTACTTATGGTTCTACCTCAGATGGAACTAAAATTGACACAATTACGCTTGATGCTTATGGGCGTGTGACAGCAGTCGCTACAGGTGCTACTGGGGATATTCAAGGTGTTACCGCAGGTACAAACCTCACAGGTGGTGGCACAAGTGGTACAGTTACAATTAACATGGCTACAGGGGGAGCAGGTGCAGCTACTTATGGTTCAACAGACGATGGAACAAAGATAGATACAATCACCCTTGATGCTTATGGAAGAGTCACAGCAGTAGCTACTGGTGCTACAATGGATAGATGGGTACTTGAAGATGGTGATGGTACAGAAGTAATAATTACAAATGATAAAGAAGTAAAGTTTGTTGAAGGTGGTGGTGTTGATATTAACTGGACAGATACTTCTACTGGTTCAGATGGTGATCCTTACGACTTAACATTTACAATAAACACAAGTGTTACAGCAGGTAATGGACTCACAGGTGGTGGACAGTTAAATGCTTCAAGAACAATTAACGTAGGTGCAGGTACAGGTATATCTGTATCAGCAGATGCAGTAGCACTAGCGACAGCAGGTGCAGGTGCAGGAACATATGGTTCTACTTCAGATGGCACAAAGATTGACCAAATAACACTGGATGCTTATGGTCGTGTAACCGCTGTAACAACGGGTTCAACTGGTTCTACATCTAATACAGGAGATATTACTGGTGTCACAGCAGGAAGTGGTCTTACTGGAGGTGGAACAAGTGGAACAGTCACATTAAATCACGAAGACACGTCTTCACAAGCATCTGTAAATAACAGTGGAACTACATTTATCCAAGATGTAACACTTGATACATACGGACATGTTACAGGATTAACTTCTGCTACGGCATCAGGTGGTAAGATTGCACAAGTTTTACAAACATCAAAAACTAGCACTTTTAGTACAACAAGCACTGCTAGTGCAGGTGTAGAGATAACTGGTTTGACACGCTCAATTACTCCAAGTGCAACTAGCTCAAAGGTTTTGGTCACTGTATCTCTTGGACAAACATCTAATAGTAATGCTAACTGGAGAACATCAGCATTTATTCTTCAAAGAGGAACTACCGCTATAGGCGTAGGTGATGCGTCAGGTAGCAGAATAAGAACTTCTTTTGCGGCTGACCATCAAAATAACTCTTCTCGTGGAACTAATGCTCTAGCATATACTTTTTTAGACTCCCCAAATACAACTAGCTCTGTTACGTACAGTGTCCATGCTGTAAATGAAACATCCACACTCTACATTAATAGAACAACAACTGATACTAATTCAACAGCCACTACAGGACAAAGAACAGCAAGTCAAATTCAGTGCATGGAAGTGTTAGCATAAAAAGGAAAAATAATTATGTCATTTTTTTTACATGAAGCAATAAGGCAAGTACACAGCAATGCCGTTACAATAGATGGTGATAGTTTTGACGATGTACAGGTATGGGATAGTGATGGCAATACAGTTAGCATAGATAATGATGCTGTGACTGTAATAATAAATCAAATGATTGCAGATAATCCTATGAAAATGTTAAGAGCAGAAAGAAACAGATTGTTAGAAGAGGAAGTTGACCCAATAGTATCTAATAATCTTAGATGGGCTGACATGACAGCAGAAAAGCAGACTGAATGGTCTAATTACAGAACTGCATTACTTGATTTACCTGCAAATCAAACTCCAGTTGATGACGATTTATCGAACATAACATTTCCAACAAAACCTGAGTAAATAAATATGAATAACGAAAGCTCGCCTACTGTTACAATAAATAACAAAGAGTATAAACAAGAAGATCTATCTCAAAAACAAGTATATCTAGTTAATCAATTACAAAGTGTAGCTAATAAAGCCGCTAATTTAAGATTTGAATTGAGTCAATTAATAGCTGCTGAAAAAACGTTTAAAGATGACTTGCTTGCTAGTGTCGAAGAATCTAAAGAATCTGAACAGGAGTCTAACGCAGATGAAACTAGACATGCAACCTGAACTTAAAGTACAAATGGAACTAGACGCACACGAAAAAGAGTGTGCCATCCGATACCAAACAGTCAATGACAAGCTAGAAGGCTTAGACAAAAGAATGTGGCGAATAGAAGCTATGTCTATGGTGGGTACACTTGGGGTGGTGGCTTTGGTTGTAGCAATAGTGATGAAGTAGGGAAGCAGATGGCATTACCTCCTCAAAACACTACCACTTTTCAACAGGCAGCAAAAAAACGCTCTGAAGAATTAGCAAAAGCTAAGAAAGCGGGAATACCTTTAAAAGTTGGAAACCTTGATACACTTAGAGGATCAAGTCCTGCACAAACAGTATCAGGCCCTGCGAAGATTGCGAATAGACCATTGCCACATGTTGTGACAACGGGAAATGAGAAAAAAGGTTTTGCAGGGCTACCTCCTAACGTCGGACAGTTTGATAGGGATACTTCTTTGCCGAGTATGTATCAAGGACCGCCTAAAGGAAGTGGTAAAATAGCTTTTGCAGGACTACCTCCTAGTCCTAAATCGATGGTGGGAGTACTCAATGATAGACGGGAAAGTAGTTTACCTGACTATGAAGCATTCAAAAAGTATCAATCAACGATGCCCAATAATGGTAAACTTAGAGTCTCAGCTTCTGTAATTGTTCCTCGTAGATTAGCCGATGGTACTGTTATTAACTTTGGTAGCCCTCTTCAGGCTGAAGATTATGATAATTATTTGAAGTCTATTGGCAAACCCCCAACAACCGCTGTCAATCAAAAATTGTCAACGTTAGGAGTTTTACCGTCTGCTTCCGATAATGAAAAAGACATAGATTATTTTAAGCTCCGTGACGGAACTAGATGGTCATATAACAGGAATACAAGAGTAGCCATTCCCCCCGGTGCGGTAGGTGTATCTAAAGAAGAGTGGTCAAAACTCCCGATTAGAAAAGGTACACAAACAACTTTAAAAGGAAGTACAGACATGGCAGAACAAGATGGCACAAACAACCTTTCGGTGACCCCGCCTGATACAACAGTAACCTCTGAAAATATACAAGAAAAAGTAGAAGAAAGAGCGGGTGCGACCACACTACCTACTGGTACTGAATACGTACCTGTAGCTCAAAAGGTACAAAACAATGAACTTTTACAAACTCCAGCTAACTTAGGACAGATAGAATTAGAAACATCTAAAGTCCCAACAACAGGATTAGAAGCGACAGTACCTCAAGCACAAACAGCAGCAACCTATAGTGCAAACACCATTGCTGGTACTCCTGAAGCAGTCGCCGCACAAGGTAAGTTATCATCTGAGTCTGTAATAGGGGACATACAAGGCACAGTCGGTGAACAGTCTGTTGTACAAGCAGCTCAAGGAGAAGTGTCTGAGCAATCAACCGTCAAATATCAACTAGAACAATTATTCTCATCATTTGAAGAAGGTAAACCTTTACCAGCATGGGCAGCTCCTGCCGTAAGAAACGTCGGTTCGATAATGCAATCACGGGGTTTAGGCTCGTCGAGTATGGCTTCTGCTGCCATAACACAAGCCATCATGGAAGCAGGCATACCTATTGCAAAGGCAGATGCTGACAGACATGCAGGGATGGATTTAGCAAACTTAAATAACATGCAACAAAGCGTATTACAAAACGCAATGACATACGCTTCTATGGACAAAGCAAACTTAGATGCTCGGATGCAAGCTGCTGTAAATAATGCTAAATCGTTTTTAACAATAGATACTCAAAACTTGACCAACGAGCAACAGATGGCTACAATAGATTATCAAGGTCAGCTACAGCAGCTTACCTCTAATCAAGCAGCAGAAAATGCAGCGGCACAATTCAACGCACAATCACAAAATCAAATCGATGAGTTTTTTGCAGAGTTAGGTTCACAAATCGAAACCACGAATTTAAACAGAGTGGCTGCTCAAAATCAATTTAATGTAAACGAAGAAAACGCCATGAGACAATTCAAAGCATCTGCAGATGATGCTCGTGAACGGTTTAACACAGAAATGTCAGTGCAAATAAGCCAAGCCAACGCTCAGTGGCGAAGAGAAATAAACACAGCAAATACTACTAATCAAAATGCGGCCAATCAATTAAACGCTCAGAATTTATTAGGGGTAACTCAATCAGCTATGGATGCTCTGTGGCAAAGGTATAGAGATGAAGCAGGGTGGGCATTACAGATAGCCCAAGCGGGAGAGCAAAGATTCCATGAGATAGGTTTGCTAGGGATGGAAATAGACGCCAACACAGAAAACTACAAAATGCAAACTAACAATGCTCAACAGACAGAATTAGGTAAAGCCATTTTGAATGGTATATTTAATGTAGGTAAAAAATGGATAGGATAAGAG